TCACGCTGTTGTGCTTGTCCATTTTTTTCTCAAGCTGCTCGATGCGATACATCAACAGCTTGTTGTTATAGACAGCCGTAATGACCGATACGATGATTGCTGACGCGGCACTGATCAGGCCGCAGATAATTGCTGTATCCAATGCCTTGCCCTCCTACAGTGCCGAAGATGCGATGTAAGTAATGTGAGCTATCACAGTCACGTCAATACTACTGGCAGACGAAGCGCCCGTATTGAAGAGATTGACGATGAGGTTATTTCCGCTGATGTAGTATTTGTAGATATTGCAAGACGCAGAACTTATATCGAATCCTGCAAGCGCCCACGGGGTATAGCCTGTCTTTGCGATCGGGATGGTGACGCTGTTTGTTGACAGTCTGTTTACCGTGACCGTGCCTGTTGCCGTATCCTTGAGGAACATCGCTCTCGTCGTGGTCGTGCTGTATCCGGTGATCGCCTGCATCTTACCTGCGACCGCCGTATTCCCGTTCGTGTCAACTGTGAAGGCATTGGAATTCATGCCGTCAGTCTGCGCCTGTCCTTTGCCGACGGAGAACAGGAAGCTCCCCGGCTTGTTGAATCGTCCGCACGCAAAGCCTCCGAAGATATTCGCGATCGTCTCGATGCCGAACGCGGCGGAATGGGATTTCGACGCGACGCAGTCTTCACCGCCCACGAACGAGTAGCTCCCGCAGGCCCCGGATGCTCTGTCACCGAAGGTATAATACGGGCTGACCGTCGTCTGATCATCCTCGTCGACGCTCTCGTCATAGCTCACATCCGCGACCTTCTGCGGACCGCTCCCGGCGTAGACCTTGAGGCCCTTGGCTGAGATCTCGACGTGCCCGCTGTCAGCCCTTCCGACTCTTACCTTCGCCAGCTCTCCGTCGATCCAGGCCTTAAAGAATGACAGCTTGCCTTTGATGATCTCGATCGAGTCCGTGATCCGCACGCCGTCGGCTGTGTTGTTCTTTGGGTGTACAAAAATCCCGTTCTGCGTGTCCGTCACAAAGTCCGTGGCAACTCCGGAAGCCTCTTTTGCCTTTCTGATCGCCTCGTTCGCTTTCGTGTCGTCTGTTGGCGGCGCTGACTGGTTGCCCACGAGCCACGCCGTCCCGCCTCCGACCCGGAGCTGTACAGTGTCGCCTGCTTTGGCTGCGATCGTCAGCCTGACCGGAGTCTCGTCGACGCCTCCCGGGATGTGGACCCATGCCACATCGCCTTCGATGCGGGTAACCGTCGCCGGCGTATCATATGCCTGTGTCGTCGGAGTGCTCGTCTTTTTGACCGCCTCGATGATGTCCTTGAAGATGTCAATGTTAGGCATCTGTCATCCTCCTCATAATAAAAAGAGAGCCCCCGCAGGAGCTCCCTGGTTAATGGTTACAACTTGTTTAAAGACTGCTTTTCGTTAGTTCCGTTATAGTGATAAAAGATAACTAATGACAGCACTCGCTATCTTTGATGCGCCGCTTGTGTTTGGATGGATGCCATCAGATGTAAGACTTGCCACATTGTTATCATTAAAGCCAATAAGCCTACTCATGTTTATACCCTTAATGCCCCATCTGCCCGCAACATCGAGAAGCATATCACCATAGTCTACCGTCTGTAAGCCTCTGTTATTTAGGATGCCGTAGGCATCTGTGAAATGCCCTGCCCACTTTGCCCACGGAGCGCCAAGCACTATTATTTCCACATTTGGAAACAAAGTTGTTAGGTTGTCAAACATAATATGGCAGGCTTCTGCAAACACAGTATTGTCTAATGATTGTTTCCATTCTGCGCTACCAGTATTTATGTTGTTGCCCCAGTCATTAGTGCCACCCTCAACGAATATAATATCAACATCGCTTGGAATAGCTGTTGCTTCTCCGCTTGTTGGTGTGTAGTCACCTTGCATCCTGCTCGTCAGACACATTGAATCATCCCTTGTATCTGTATATGAAATTCTTGATCCGCCTGAACCACAGTTTGTTGCTACGAAATCAAACAAAGAATTAATAGCCGAACACCACCCATAGCCTTGAGTGATGCTATCCCCATACCAAGCAACCTTCTTGCCGAACAGCCTTGAATTAACATATTTTTTATCATAAATATAGAAATCGTCCTCTTTCAGTTCGCCCTCAACAACATATATAGACAATTTGTTGTTTAGTGACGAAGCAGTTACTCTCAAATACGCATATACTCCAGTTAATGCGCTGTTTCCAGTTTCAAAAACAATGGCTTTATTCCAGTTTGTCGTTTCAACTTTTTCACCTTGATAGGTTATAAATCCACCAGAATCAGCAAGCCCAACAGTCGGAACAAGACCATCTGTATTTTTCACAAAAAATGTGTATTTAGTGTTCGCTTTTAGTGTTCCTGTGTTTAGCGTAACTCGTTGCACTCCACTTGAGTAAGAACCGCCAAGTGTAATGGTATCAGGCTCTTCAAAACCAATATTCACCGTTCCACTTGTGAAAGACGTTTTTGATATAGGTATTCTATTCCCGTTAATGATGGCAATCGGCGTATTCCGGAGCATACAGTTATAAACATTTTCTACATTAGCAAGAAGTTGTGATTTTGCTGTTGCGCTGAAATCCCAATCACCAACAATCAATACTTTCGGAATCGTGACCGTCCCATTATCATTCACATTTACATATAGATAATTCGCATCATCCGGAACGAGCATTTCCGTTGAACTGTTTTGTCTTCTACTGGTTCCGGTTGATAAGTCCGGAGCGGATTCCGTGCTGTATGATTTCAAAAATGCCCAGAACGAATCTCCAACTGTCCCCTGTGTAATCTTGAAAAACTGTCCCGGCGTAACAGGTAAAACAATATGCTGATACTTCGGATCGGTTGTGTACATCCATGACGAACCAGCCCAGTTCATCACACCATTATGCCGCTCAATATATGGGGTACTTTCAAGACCAGTAGCTTTAAAATCTTCCTTTACGTCAGCAAGCTGATCTCCGACTTCCTTCGCGTCCGCAGCCTTTCCGGCGATCGTCAGCGTCGTGTCTGTGTCGACTGCGATCGCGTTGTATACGCCGCCGTCAGTCCAGGCCGTGCCGTCGTAGTAATACCAATGGCCCGCTGTCATGCCGGACTCAGAGCCGGTATAGACATAGACGCGGGACTGGTCTGTCATATCCTCGACCGCATCAGCAACAAGGGGAGACCCGTATGCCTCTTTCCGTACAGAGTCCGCAATCGCCCTGCATTCCGCGATGATTCCGTCAAGCTGACTGTCAGACGGGATTGCTCCGCCCGCCACCGTGTCAGGGTCGATCGTGATCGTGATGCGCGCTGTGCAGATACAGTTCCCGCCATTTGTGACGGTAATCTTTGCATCCCATGTGCCCGCGACAGCTGTCATCTGCACATCTTCCGCGAATGTTGCCGTGTTGCCCGCAAGTGTGCCCGCCTGACTGTAGACTGTCCCGTCAGGCTTCGTTCCTGCGAGCACTGCCGTAGAACCCGACGGGATATTAACATCGGTGATTCTGATATTGAGCATGCGACCGTTCTCGTTCTGCGAGAGATGCAAAAACGCCCGTCTTGTCGTGTTTATCTGAGGCTGGGCTTGCACCCGCATTCCCCAATCCTGTATATAAGCCATATCATAAACTCCTTATCTGCTCTTCAGTGCTTGCGCCGTATCCGAGCAATATAGTCTGTGCCTGTACTGTATAAACGCCACTGAGATTCTGCGTAGGATACTGCATGCGTACCAAATCCCCTGGAATCACATCCGGCATGTATCTGCGCGTATAGCTTGCCGACTGTTTGACCTGTTGGGCTTCTCTGAGCTTCCGCTGTGCGTATCCTGCGATATTCTCATTGCTCGCAAGATTTACACCGCTTTCTGTCATCCATACTTCGCGTCCTCTGTTCTGTATGGAAAAAGGGCTGTCAGGATCCTCGTCACGGGCAATGCCTGTTACGTCCCCTGCCGTTGCCCGATAGACATTTGGGCAGGAATACCAGTCAGCTGAGACCGTCACCTGCGTCTCTATCATGTCGTTATCGACAGGGTCGAAACTTGCAACAGGGTCAAGCGGTTTCTGTTCGACGTTTATCCCGCCGTCGCCCGCTATCCTCAACCGCCAGTCTATCGCCGTGAGGATCTTGTCTATCATCGACAGATTTGTCTCGTTGGCCTCCGCAATGATAGGCTCAGTCAGTCTCGGCGAATCTGCCTCAACCGTCACTGGAGCAGGGGAAACACTCAGAAGCTGTCGGATAAGCTCTCCGCCCTGCATTCCCGCGGGGGCATACCATCCAAGAGGCATAGCCACATCCTCGCAAGGCTTGAGCACGGAATAGCATTCAAGTGTGTTGCTCCGCACGTTACCGTTAAACTCATTCGCGGGTGATGTCGCAAGACCAGTGAACAACGCTGTCCTGTTGCTGTCTCCGTCCTGTCGTGTTTCAAGATAAACCCTTACCCACTGCTCGACATTGACATCGTATCCACTGCAGGACACGTCTGCGGATTCCCTTTTGCCCGTCAGTTCCCTGTGAACACTTCCGCCAGTGATTTGGACTGACCCCACATCACGCCATGTTGCGGGGTCAACCTCCATCATCACATAAGAGGCGCTATAGCCTTTATTCCAGTCCATATCAGCCTCCCGTTTGTATCCATTCGGCGTAGGTCATGCCATCGTAAGATTCGGGGTCGACCTTCGTGATTGACAGCGAGAAGCTCACAAGTCTGTGAGAATTCTGCTGAGACCAACTCTCCGAGACCTGCACGTCAGCGGCGTAGCTGCTACCGTCTGTTGTTCTCACATGACAGATTCCCGCGTGCTCCGCAAGTCTGCGCATGGTGTCGATTGTTTCCTGGTCATCCGCATAGACAACCGTGTTCATGCTTCCCGTGCGACTTACGGCAGGATTCCAGTCACCCTGCACGCTTCCGCCGAGATATTTGGTCTGCGCAAAATCCTTCTGCCATTTGGATGACAGGTCGACATTTAATCCGAGCGCAACGCGCCCCGTGCCGAAATCAATTATGCTTGATGCGCTGTCGATAAAATCACCGTCATAAGCTGTGACATCAACCCATGCGAGCATATCTTCGGGCGTGATATAGTCTCCGTTTGCTGTACGGGTGACGAACCGATGTCCGCCGTGTTCGCCGAGCGTGGGGTATGGGTCAACATATTGCACGCCGAATGTGGCGCCCGGATAAATCAGTGTAGGCTTATCTGCCGACAGCCTGTAAATGTCGCATACATCTGTCGTCAGTGCTCCGCTTGGCGCGATTGGCGTCAGCACTGCAACCATGTCATCATCAAGGACCTGCACAAGAGCGTCGGGCGCAGATGCCTGATGCGTCCAATGGACCTCAAACGCCTGCTCAACTTCTGCGCTCTGTCCGAGCCCATCCTGCACAGTTGCGATAAGGCGGTAGGACGCACCGTCGTCAAGGATTCCAGCCAAATCATCGTTATCGATTGTTATGAGCGCTTCTCCAAGCTGTGAGAATATCGCCACTGTTTCACCCTCGAATCCATTGAATGTGGATTCATCGGGTCGGTCAACGTGGTAGTCTTCTGCACGCTCAACCACAACTCTGGTCGTGCCGTTGTTGCCTGCGCCTGTTACCGTCAGCGTCAACGGCATTTCGGTGAGCGACATAACTGTCCTTGTCTCACTGTCTTCCGTGATAGTCTGCTCAACAAGCGATGTTGATACAAGCGCTATCTCGATAGGCTCGGCAACCGTCACTGCGGCCGCGTCGGACCAGGCGGACTGTTTACCGCTCTCAGATGTAACTCTGACAGCAAGTAGATGCGTCTCTCCGCTCGTCCATCCCATGTCTGACAGTGTGATGTTCTGAGCGCCTGCGGTCTCGGCAATGACCGTATAGGTCGAGTTGACCAATTCCGCAATCTCAGCGGATGACTGCCCCGTGCCGTCTGTGGATGTATACGCCCACGACGCCGTAACGCTTCCGTCTTCCGTGATCACCGCGCTTGACAGTGACAGGATGGGGATGTTCGGAGCGCTCGACAGGTCAATGCTGACGATGTCGGAGTATGCGCCGTATGTCATGCTGTCGCCTTCTCCGCTTGTCAGTCTGACGCGGACATACCATATTTTGCCAGTTTCAAGCCCGCTGATGTTCCATGCGCTTGCGTGAGTCTTATTAATAATGTATGTGTTCGGCTCCGCTGTGCTTTCCCATGCGTCGTCATGGTCTGCCCATGACAGCTCTGCGGATGTGGCAAGCGCCCATGTCCAGTCGTATACAACGCGGATCGTGCCGGGCGTGCCAGTCATGGACAGTTGCACATTCTCCGGAGCAGCGGGAACGCTCCCGCCATACTCGAGCACTGTCGACTTCATGGCCACTTTGACCGCGTAGCTTGTCGTGCCGTCTGCGCGTGTTGTTTCGGTATATTCACCGACAGCCGCGAACACCGAGAAATGGATATTGTCTGTGCTTGTAAAGTCAGGGCACTGCACGGTTACAGATTGCTGTCCGCGCGGAATAATGCCGATATTGAATCCGTTAGGGTCGCTTGCTGTCTTGTATGTGACAACAATAAAGCTGTCAGTAACCTGGCTCGCATTTGTGACTGTGATCTCCGCCATGTGAGTGCTCTGGTCAATCGCCACAGACAGATTCGTCGGCGTGGCAAGCGTTCCGACCGCCGCAAGGACAGGCTGACCGTAAGTCGTATTGCGGTCGTGCACGGTATTGATTCGCACGAACAAACACTGGTCAATACCAACAACATTGTCGATTGAGAATGCCACCGCGTCGCTCCCGTCCTTATACGCCAGTGTCTGCGCGTCCGTAGGGCTTACGCCGTCAGGGCAGGTCATACCCTCCGCGGGGATAGCGAACATATACTGGACGTTGATTGCATCAATGGGATGTGCCACGCCTCGCACGGTTTTCCATCTCGATTTGCAGAGATAACCGCCGACCTCAGTGAGATAGGCATTCGCTCTGACGTTTTTGGTCTGATAAGGGAACGCGTAAACGTGCTTTGCATATCTCCAAGCAGAATACCCTTGCGGGCCTCTGGAGCGGATACGCACCCAGCGCGTATAGGATGTGTCCATATTGATGATGGACGAATCCTCTGTGATGCTTATGTTGCCATTCGCGACGGATCCATTCTCGCGTTGCCATCCCTTGATTTTCGCGCCGTCTGTGATCGCGGAAGATTTGACACGCACTGACCATATCTCAACACTGTCGAACCATTTGGGGACGTCAGACGCGACCGCCGTCTTCCATGTGAATTTACAAATGTTGTTCCTGCTCGGGTCAAGTTCCGCTGTCAGCGTGGGGGTATTCGGAATTAAGATGTCGTAATCCTTTGTCGCCCATTCGCTTACTGTGGGAGTGACTGCTTCTTTTTTGTCTTCCTTGTACGGCTTGCACTTACCTCGCACGCGGAACTGGATAGCGGAAAGCAGTGTTTTGGTGTGGGGGTAATACTGATTGGTGTTGATCGTCACAGCGCGTTTGGTCGATGTGTAACCAACCGACAAATCAATCCATTTGCCCCACTTGTTACGGCCCTTTAGTCTGTACTGCAAGGTTTGACCTGCGCCGTAATCTTTATCACCAATCTTCCACGAAAACCAAAACTTATTCCCGCTTCTCTTGATCGAAAGCCCTGACGGCTTACGTGTAACTCTGTTCATTTATGCCGTCCTCGCTTTCAGTACAAATTCTCTCGCGAATCTCTCAGCCCACTGTTCGGGGTCTTCCGCGCCATTTACAGTAACGTTGACATTGATAGTCTGTCCGCCTCCGGAAGCCTCGCGAATATCACGGAGCAGAGCATTACGTCCGTATACCATTTCATCGCCTGCCTCACCGACACCGATGAGCGAAGGGCGATTGAAGATATATGGCTGTTCCATAGCCTTCTCATACCAGTCAACAGAGAAGCTCGGCAGTGAGCCTTTTCCTGCAATTCCGAAAGGCGGAGTGCCTCCGCTAACACTGATGTGCGGAAGTTGTAAGTTGGAAAAGATTCTGCCGATGTCGAGCGGGAAGAACCCTCTGATACCGTCCAAAACTCCATCAATCGTATCTTTAGCGTTCTGAATAGGCTCTTCCATCGCGCTCTTGATATTAGCCATTGCTGTGCGGACAAGCCCGAGAGCCGCGCCGCCCATGCCTCTCGCAAGGCCTCCAACAATCTGTACGCCTGCGTTAAGCAGTTTCGGCACGAGCTTGATGATGTTCTGAACGATGGTAAGCCCGATTTTGCCGACAGCTTCAAGAACCGTCGGGGCGGCACGACCAATAGCGCCAAGAATGACGGGGATATTCGTCACGATGGTCTCGCCCATGTTTGACATGAACTCACCGAGTCGCTCGCCCAATGTCGGAATGTTCTCTGCGAGATAATCGCCGATTGAGTTGATGATGTCCATCGCGCTCGTCGCAAGGTCGGGCAAATGCTCAACGATTGCGCTGGAGATTGTCGAGATCAATTCGCCGCCCTTATTGATCAGTTCCGGATATCCTTCGGCGATTTTGCCCGCAAATTCCGACACGAGCGTTGTTGCGCTCTCCCAAAGAATCGGAACATTGGTCACGATGCTGTCACGGATGCCTGTTACGATTTCCGAGCCCTTTGCGATCACTGTCGGAATAGCAGAAGTAATTCCATTTGCTATCGTGCTCATGATTTCGGGCGCGACTGCCGTCAGGTCCTGTATCTTCTGCGTAATTCCAGTGATGAGGCCGTTGATGATTTCGCCCGCCTTTGTGATTATGTCGGGCTGTCCGTTTGCACCTATCAGGCTGTCAATGATCGCTTTTCCCTGTTCAGCGATAATCGGTGCCGCCGCAGAAATAAAGCTTCCGAGCGCTCCGGGAATGGCACTCACGATATTGCCGAGCATGGGGATGAGGTTATTAAACAAGAATGTCCCCGCACTCTGCGCAAGCTGTTGCATGGATCCCGCGACATCTCCGCCAGTGGCAAGATTCGCGAGCACATTCTGCGCCGCCGCCTTCATTGCTCCGAACGAACCGCTGAAGGTCGTTGCCGCTTCTTCTGCCGCAACACCTGTCAGTCCCAAGTCATCCTGTATCGCATGGATCGCGGCGTATACATCGCCGAGATTGTCCATGTCATACTTGACGCCTGTCAGTTTCTCAGCATCTCCGAGCAGGCGTTCCATTTCGGACTTCGTGCCACCATAACCAAGCTTGAGGTTGTCAAGCATGGTGTAGTTGCCTTTTGCGAAGCCCTGGTAGGCGTTCTGTATATTTTCGAGCGGCGTGCCCATCTTCGCGGCATTGTCCGTCATGTCGAGGATAGCAGTGTTTGCCGCCTCGACAGCTTTGGTTGTATCACCCTTAAACGCCGCCTTGAGGGATGCCCCGAAGCTTACCGCCTGTTCCGCGTAATCATTAGCTGATATGCCCGCGGACGCCGCCTCCGCCGCATATTTCTTCGCCGCATCAGCCGCGTCACCATAAAGGGTCTCAAGTCCGCCGTAACTCTGTTGGAGCTTTCCGCCCTCATCGAGCGCCGCCTTGAATCCCTTGACGATTGTCGCACCGATCGCCGCACCTGCTAGGGCCTTTTTGATATTGCCCGCAATACTGGTTCCGGCATCGGTTCCCGCCTGTTTGGCACCGGGCGAAAGTGTTTGTTTTATTTTTCCAGATATTCCCTCGGCTTTGGGAATAATCTGCACATATGCTTTTCCGAGATCAGCCATTGTTCCAAATCTCCTTAAATTCCTCGCTCGATGCGAATTTATAAATTGGCTGTGCTTCTTTCGGCGCTTCCTTGCGATACATATCCGCCTGCACGATGTATGCGTCGGAAGGATCCTGCCCGCGAAGAACGCACCGAATGATCGTCAAGCTGTCAGCGATCGAAGCAAGCAGAGCCAATCCGTCAACCTCATTGACGCCGTTGATTTTGCGTTTGATTCGAGAATTTTCCCGTAAACCAAAAGAAAGCGCCGCCAATGTTCCCACCGGCAGCGCATTAAAATCAAATATTCCGTATGTCTCAGCGAGGTCACACAGAAGCGCGTCTCGATCAATGGCAATCATCTGAGCGAGGGTCAGGAGTTTTTTGAATTCGCGATGTTAAAGATCTCATCAAACTCGCGCCGGATGTCATCGAACATGACGCGCCCGCGCTCATTCCTCACATGATCATAAAGCCTTTTCTTCTGCTCCTTGCCGAGAGCATATTCGACCATAGCAGGATATTTTGTGCCATTTTCGGACGCTTCGGCGGCGAGCTCGATAAACTCCATGTCCATGATGACATCGGTGTCTAATTCAAACTCGAACCCTGTGGATGTCTTGCCTTTTTTCATCCGCTAACCCCCGTAGATGCCGCCTTTTTGTAGTCCTTGCTTGTGTCGTTGTCGCCTGCCGCGAATCCGCCGGAAAGTGCCGTAAATGTCATGTCGTAACCGATCGCCTCATTGTCCTTGTAAACAACGTCTCCAAGGCTTGTCAGCTTCGCGTTGGGGATAACGATTCTCTGTTTTCCACCGTTGCGGAGGAACATGTCAACGACGATAACGCACGCTTTCTGATCATTGGCGTTATGGCGGACTGTAATGCCCGTTGCCGCCGTTCCGGTTACATTATCATCACCGTAAGCCGCTTTGAGGACATCCACGTTGAGCGATTCAATAGCCTTGAATTGGTCTGTTTCGATTTTCTCCGTCATGGGTGTGTCAACGACGTCTCCGCCCCATGCCTTAATATTTTCTGTGCTGATGCTCGTAGACTGTGTGAAACCATCTTCCGAGCAATAGCCGAGGCAGTTAAAAGCGTTATCAAGGTCTGCATCCACCGTGGCAGGCAGAGCAGTGCCGAGCGGAGCACGCCAAATAGCGCCCACACCTGCGGGCTTGCCAGTGGATACATAATCAACTGTATTTGCCATGTATATCACCTCTCATAGTGCGTGACGACCGCCACACACTGGTATCTGTATCGTTTGGTTTCTGTGTCGGTAAAATTGTAGTCTGAATTGATGTAAACGCCTGAGACGGTCGGAAGTTCCACTGCCTGTCTTATCTGCGCCTTAACTTCCATGTTGAGCGCCGCCGCATCATAGAGCGATGCGCCGTAAGACTGGAGCGCGAGAGTAGTGGTCTCGATGAGATTGGTCTCACTTGATCCCGTCCGCTCGATGAGCACGTACGAACTCGGCTTATCAACAGGTTCTTCCATGTAGACGGGAACATCTAAATGCTCTCCAAGATAATCCAATATAATCTTTTCAATCATTTAGCCCCCAATCCTGCGCTTCCGAGCGCCTTTAACAGCGTGTTGTCATCGTATGCCTGTTTCGCCGCATCCTTATTTTCCGCGAACACGTTTCCGATTGCGGTAAAGGTCGCGACGCCCACACGATGCCCGAATCCCTTTCCTGCTATATCCGCCACCCTTGCAGACGCGACCTCAAGGTGTGCCTGCATATCGGGCGATTTCATCAATTCATTAAGGCCGGGGAGGTTAAGCTCAAAATCAAAATCACTCATACGCCTCGACCTTTACTTTTTTATTCCATGCAAGCGGGATAAGATGTTCGATGCCCTGCGTCGGTCTGCCGAATGTTCGGAATTTCTCGCCCCAGAACTCGACCGTCCTGTCACGCCATTCATGCTCATCCCCCTTGGGAATCGCAAGCGTATAGGCAAGGCGTTTGCCCGACAGATTCAGCTCGTTGATGATGTCCTCCGACGAGGGCTCACCAATCAGCACGTTGTCGACTGTTTCCGCAGTTTCCTCATAAATCGGACGACCAAAATCATCCGCTCCGACCTGCACCTTGTTGTATAAGACAATGCTCTCGCCTGTCATGTTGCCAACTCCTCAACGGGCGAATAAGAGCCGATGCTGTTACCGACACCCAGCAACCTCTTTTCCGTCCGTGATAAATACAGCTCGCCTGTGGCACCGTTGGAGAATGTCCACGACTGAGAATAGCCCAGTGCGGACGCGCTCCCCTGCGTGGCCCCGGCAGGAACAGCCATGTCTCCCTGGCTTCCCATCGCACGGATTACCATACTGCAGGATACGGTCTTTTTCGCCGCTTCCGTCGCGTTTGACGCAAACGAATCAATCAGCACTGCCGCGTCATCGAGCAGGGCGATGCACACATCTTGCTGTACGCTTGTCAGCGTCTTGACCATTCGGCTCTGCACATCCTCGACTGTCGCATAAGCCATGTGATCACCTCACTTCTTCGTTGTCTTCTTCGGGGCTTTTGCGGGTTTGGCAACAGGGGCAAGCTTGTGCCCCCGTGCCTTATATTCATCTACTTTGGACTCATGCACCCACATTACAACACCCGAATAACGGTCGATCATCTTGATCATGCGTGCGCCTTGGTCAGTTTAGCGAAGTAGTCAGTCTCCGCAACGAATCCGACCTCGATCTCAACGAGAACGGCGAACATGTTCTGCTGGAACAGGTTGATAGTAGTATTGCCGCTTGTAAGCGTAGCGTCTGCGGAATAGCGGACCTGTACACCCTCGACAGTGCCATACATTGCATGTGTCCAGTCACCTGCGATACCAACGACATCGGGAGTAGCGCCGGATCCAGATGTGCCTGCCTTGTATGCCGCCTTGGAAATGTGGACGGGAGCTCCGAGCACTCTGCTGATTCCGGACTCAAATACAGTATTGAACAGCGGACGGCCTTCGCCATCTACAGCGCCAAGCAGGACGCTCTTGCCCTGCGGTGCCAGCGCGATGCCGTTCATAATGCCGCCTGCGGTTGCGATCGCGCCATCTGCCGCGACAAGTCCGTCGTAAACAGTCTTGTTTGCCGCATCCAGCGCATA